GCAGCGAATAGCAGGTTATGCCCTGCTAACTGCGCACCAGCGCGACTTGTATGATTTCCTAAGCGAAGAACGGGAATACTACATTTCTAAAGTTCCTGAGCAGCTGCAAGAAAAGCTCAGAAAAGACAAAGCACTAAAGTTCCCAACATATAGAAAAGTAATGCAACTTTGGTACGCGCCCTTGCCCAAGGACGAAAATAAAAAAGGGCTAGTTCCCGTGTGGCTAGCGTATTGGGATGCGGCAAATATCGAGGGGTACAAACTCGACCGCACCTTGCGAAAAACACGAAACTGGATGATGGGTCTAGACCCTGAATTTTGGGACTTACCGGATGTCCCCATCCATCACTTGCCTGGCGCAATGCAGGCTTGGTTGCCCACCTTCGAGGTGGAAGAATTTATTTATTTCAGGCAACTGGAATGGTCTTGGCCGACCGATCAAGAATTAGGCCCTGATCACGAATCGGCGTTCATACCGATCGTCACCGAGGAGCTCATGACTAGCCTCGTTAAACAAAGTCCTTTCATGGGTTGTACTGATGTGCCTGCGTTCTGCATGTCAGTTATACCACGATTGGAGAAAGAGATACGGGACTCTCCAAACCCGTACCAATTCGTCATTAGACAATGCGTGAGGACACGATTCCGCATGTCAATATTATCCTTCCTGTACAGTGCCTTGACGTTGGCGACTAGTGCAATACCAGCAGGTTGGATGTCGGTAGCACCCTTAGTCATGGACATCTACTATGGTGGTTTACGCCGGCTTTACAGCTGGATGAGCTACGCATATTGGCTTGACAAGGGGAGGGGGTCACCCGTAATATCACATATGGCCCCAAAAGACCAGTTCGGTGTCTATAAACTCGGAGCGTGCAAGCTTCTCCATATGATCCCAAGAAACTTCTCGCTGCCAGATCTTCTGCCGTTCTTAGCATTGGATTTTGGTGACGTGATAGAGAAGGGAGCAAAGGGGATAACGTTCCTACAAGGCCTTGCGACAACAAGGAAAGGCCATGGAAAAGAGGCGATAAGTGATCACTCGAATAATGAGGTCGCCCTCCGATCCGAAACATGGTTTGGTGTCACCGTGGAGTTGCTCAATGAACTCCAAAAGACACCCAATCGCGCGATTATTTTAGATGCGCCGACTGGAAGCGGGAAGACTTTCTTCTTCCCACAACAAACAACGTCCAACCATCCTGCATACAGGTATGGTCGTAGCAGTCCACATCATCTTGGTTCCTACAAGAATCCTAGCCCAGGAGACTAAGGTACCCGGAATAAAGTGGGTTAGACGGCAAAACCCGGGATTGCAACCCGGGATTAACGTCATGACGTATGGGTACGCAAGGGCCATATGGCCAACCATATTATCATGTACGATTCCAAACCTCTCCATTGTTCAGTTGGATGAGTTCCATTTCCAAGAGCCTGATCAACTCTGGATAAGCGATGCGGCCAAGAAAGCACGCTATTGGAGGATCATTTCCACCGCGACACCCGTACTTGGGATGGATCGCGAAGAGTTTGCCCGCTATAGGGCTCAGGTTAAAGGAGCACACGAAGTGCTTAGATACAACCTGGCTGGCTATGAGCCAACAAGAGTGTTTCACAGTGTAATGACCAGTGCAGTCGCCCGAGAGCGGGGCTTCACTGATAGAATACTGTTAATCCACCCATCACTTCAAGAATG